AATTTCTCTAAGTGAATACCTAAGTCATTATTTGATACTTAAAAATCAAATAAAGACGAGGAACGCTATATAAAAGAGTAAAATGTATTCGGCTATTGCCAACAATAGCTTTTCCTATCTCCTCACCCTTGATGAGTTTAGGAAGGAGCTTCCTGAAGAGACAAGACCTTCTTGGATAAAGATTACAACAATCACTATGGTCTCAAGCTTTATCCAAGATATTGATATTAAAAAACTTCGCAGTACTTTTGAAGAATTGGGATCATACAAATTGAAACGTGTGGGTACCGAGGGTGCTACTGCAGGTTTTGAGTGGAAGTTGAAACCAACAACTTTCTACAATCAGGTCACATTGACTTATCACGACAGTTACAGTACCAAGTCTGTGAAGGTTTTTCCAAATGGTTCCATTCAAGTTGCTGGATGCTGCGATCTCTTTGATTGTAAGCGAATCATCACCCAACTGACCTACATCTTCAAGACTTTCTTGGGAATGGAGGTTCAAATGCCAGTGGATTCTTTCAGAGTTGTCATGATCAACTCTAACTTCAGCCTCAACTACAACATCAACTTGATGAGAGTGGCTCAACACTTTGAAAACCACCCAGATATTTTCAAGGTATCCTTTGAACCAGACAGATACTCCGCTGTGAAGATCAAGTTTCAACCAGCTCAAGATATGAAAGAGATTACTACGAGTATCTTCTCAACTGGTAAGATTATCATTACTGGAGCGGAGACGCTCAAGGAGATTGCCTTCGCTTACAACATTATCAATCAGCATATCAATGATGATCCACAAATTCGTGTATCACCCACAGAAGAGAAAGATGTTTTTGATGTATTTTTGGGACACAAATGTGAACCGATGGTGGAACACTTGAGAGCAAAAGGTTTCAACTCTTGGCTCCAGACAATCACGAATAGGCAAATTAATTTCTAATGTTAAATTAATACAAAATGTCTCAACGACTTGGAATGGCAGACGGACGATGCTTCACCATCCACTCCTCAGCACAATTGACTAACAACTATTTGATGAAGCAAAATGGTATTAGCTTTGAAGACAACTACTCTTTCCGTCAAGCTCTCCAAAAGCAAGGTCCAGAGTTTTTGTCCAAGCTCCAAGAACAATCCCGCGCAACTTGCGATCCATGCGACCGATACACCGACATGTCCAAGACCTATTAGACGGTGTGATAAATTCTCATAAAAACTTTGAACCCATACTCTAGAATGTCACAATGTGCCATATGTCTCAATGAGGTAAGGTCAACAAGGACTAATCCCCCAATCCGTTGCGGACATATGTTTCATTCCCACTGTCTAGAGGCATGGAAAGATAAAGGTAAGAATACTTGTCCAATTTGTAGAAAGTTATTTGACGTTTCAAAATTTAAGGTGATGGTCACAATACAGAACAACTACACAGCAGCTTCAAACTCTGTGTCGTTGGGGAGTCAATCCGTGTTTAATGTGATGGATCTTTTTGATATATCATTTGACGTTGAAAATGATTTAGATTTAGACAGTCTTCTGGCGGACCTTGGGGTGAGTCTTTCCGACTTTGATGCCCTTGTCCTTGACGCAGAATGAACTACAGTAGCGTTCATAGTTTAGCCCAGGGTAGTTCCTATCCGCCTTGCGAGGATCCTTAATAGCCTTGCCAGACGCATCAGTCAGAAGTGGACCAGTAGCCCAACCTCTCTTGTGACTGAAGACATTGGCTTTGAAAACTATACGTCTATTTGGACCAAATTTACCAGCCCGCTTAACTCTGGAGAGTGGAACTTTGAAGAATTTGGCCACAGACTCTTGGGTGTCACCAGGTTTGACACGATATTCCACAACACTGTGTTGAACATAGAAATGGAAATCGCCTTGGCGAATGTAGTTGGTTGGTCTTCCAGGACAAACAAACATCATAACTTTGTAATAACCCTTCTTACATTTTTCATTTGGCTTAGCCTTGTAAATCTTTGCAGGATTATCTGAAATGACGCGCTTTGGAAGACCTCGGCAGTGTGTGTAGTTGTGATTCATATTTGAAAGACCCGAACGATCACCAGGGATTGACTTTTGCCACCTATATGCTTCATAGTCACCTACAGCATACGCGTAGCAATTATTGTTACCAATACCAGTGGCTGTACCCCAGCGCTTGGTGGTAAATTTTCTTTCAGAACCACTCACTGGAAGTTCTTTCATTTGTAGTCTGTCTAGAAAAAAATATAGCTATCTAATAAAAATGATCAAGGAAGTCGCCAAGTCTCAAACCAAGTCCGACATGCTCACCGAGCTTCTCACATTCATCCTCAACATTCTCATTGCGACTTTCGTCCTCCGATTTGCTTGGAACAGATCTCTTGTGAAGCACATCACTGTTCTCAAACCAATTGATACCATGCTTGATGCTTTCATCCTCGCCATCTCCTTGAGCGTTGCCCGAGGACTTTAGATTTCATTGTAACCAATGATTTGTTCGCCATTTGGGCTAACAAGGGTTGGGAAGGCTTCCATACCTGAACAACCTTCCTTATCACAATCTACAAATTTGAATGGTTTTCCATTCTTCTTCATGTAGTCTAACTGCTTACGAGTCCATCCACATCCCATGGTCCCGTAAACAGTCCATTGTTCTCCGTTTGAAACTGATGCGCTGAGGCGTCGCTTTCCTGTTTGGGAAAGAATCAAAAGATCGATGAGTATGAGGAGAGCAAGAAGCCACATAGTTTTATTATGTACAAATATAATAAATGTCGTCAACTGTATTCTCAATAGGTAACAAAAATGTCACACTCAAATACACCAGAAAAATGCCTCGTGGTGAAGTTGAACGGATGAAGTCATTCGTCACAAAAGGTGGGGTAAAGCTCATCAAGACACCAAAGTTCAAGATACTTTCTGTGGTTGATGAGGGTACGAAGAGGGTTTTCAAAATTGTACTTTGATTACATATTTTTTATGAACTTGCACATTTGTTCCTTAGTCATTTTTGGATCCAACTTGAACATCTTAACCAAATCTTCCTTCCTGTAGAGACGGCACTTCTTCTTTTCAATTTTGAGGTCGCCATTCTTGTTTATGAAAACTCGCAGTTTTGGTTTGGGTGTCACAGGTTTCTTTTCAGCCACAAGCTTCTTTTCAATTTCACGAACTTGGTTCATGACAGATGGATCTCTTCCACGGATCTGTGGTCTCTTTGGTGGGACCTTCTTTTTGGCAGCTTCCTTTTCGAGGACAGCCCTGGCACGGCGAATGGCACTACCAGTGGCAGGTTTGACCTTTTGTGGTGCGGGTTGTGGTTTGGGTGTCATCACCTTCTTTTTAGGTAAAACTCGTCTAAGAATGCTACCTCTTTTCTTTGGTTGAAGGAATGGGTGATTCAAAATTTGATCGTAGGTTGGAAGGCCGTGTGTGAAACCAGGTCTCAGACGTCCAGATACAATATATGGATTGGTTGAACCAAGGTATTTTTCTGGAAACAAATCTTTTATGAATTGCTTAACCTTTGTCAATTTTGTGTGGCTATAAATGATGTTGAGAATGTAATGAACATCATACATGTAGTGTGATCCCGTGTAAATACCATCATTTTTGTAATAATCACTTGTGACATTTGGATTTCTAATACCTTCAATTGTACTCATACCAAAATCAATCATGATTGGTTTGTTGCCTTCCAACACAAGGATATTGTTCCAGTGAAGATCGTGGTGTCTAAACTTTGGATACTTTTCGTGGATTCTCTTCAAGTTCTTAATGAGTTGTGAAAATAGGGAGCGATAAGCTTCGGGTGATTGTGGCTTTTTCAACCATTGTTGGAGAGTTTCACCTTTGACATATTCGAAATAAAGGACATCAACAGTACCACAATTCTTAAAGTGATACATACGAGGAACGCCCATACCCTTCAACTTTTCCGCGATGCGATATTCCATCTTAGCAGTGGATTCATCAGTAACTTTCATAGCAATTTTTGTGTTACATTTATCTTCGAGGCAACCATAAAATACAGCACCGTGAGCCCCTTCACCAAGTTTTCGGAGCTTCTTACCCTTTTCTATACGAAGACCCACATTTGAAAAGAGTTCATTTGAATCACAAGCCTTCTTTCCTCGCAAAAATTTCTTAACTTCTTCTCCGACCGCGTTCTTCTGAGCGTTGGTCTTGGCATTGTTGGCAATATGGACAAGGTCCGAAAGCTTCACCATACTTATTACAAA